GATGTTGTTGGGGCGATTACTGGGCATGCTGTTGCAGGAGAGTTTTTGAAAGCTGGTGCTACCGGAACCGGATTGGGCGTGGCCTTGGCGCTTGGTTCTATTACTGCCCTCAAACACGTCTGCCTCCTTGGTGTCGCGGAAGACACCTATGACAACCTCGCTGGTGGATCGGCCTTGGCTCTCGATATGCGGTTTACCAAGGGAATTGTCGACCTCGCTGGCCTTGCAAGCGATGCTCCAGCCGCAGCCATGATCGACTCGCAGGTTTCAATCGTAGATGACATCACTGTTCGCGCGACAGTGAATCCGCTGGACATGACGGTTCGGCTGGCAGATGTCGAAGTCGATGGAACGCTGCGGTGTGAACTTTTTTAGTGAAAGGAATTGAAAGAAAATGTCAGGTGCTTTTACAAACGTAGGCCGTAATCCAGACGTATTGATTACCCTCATCAACAAACAGCTCAACACTGCGCCTCCACAGGTAGAGACGAAGTTTGAAAAAGTATCATTTGTTGACTCCGTCACAATGTCGGAGAAAGCAAAATACCCCATGAAGGTTGCAACTGCCAAAGAGGTGGCCAAAGGTCCAACGGAGCGACGTGACTTCAACGAGGCAGAGATTGTTTCGTTTGAATGCACTGCCGAGCGTATCGAAGCTCCAGGGGAACTGATCCCCCTTGGACCCATTTACGATGCGTATGGTTTGCTGGAAGGGTTTGCTTCCGACCTTTTGAACCAGGCGCTCAAAATCTGGGACCGTAGGCTTGCAAGTTTGATCAATACCAATGGCACGGCTTACGATGGTCTTTCTTTCTTCAACTCTGCGCATCCTACAAACCTTGCCGACAAGAAGAAAGTCACCTTCTCCAATGACCTCAATGCGGCTCCAGACGAAGCAGGGTTCCTTGCTGCTTTTAAAGCGATGCAGCAAATCCCTGGCTATGACGGAACGCTGATGAACGTGGATATGGGTCGCCCCATTGTGCTTGTTCCAAGCATGGATATAAAAATCGCCTTCGATAAGCTTCTGAACGAAGGGCTCGTTGCAAGGCAAGTGGCTGGTGCCGCTGCTTCTGAAAACACGCGCCTTGTGGATGCGGCAGAAGTGGTGATGATGCCAGAGCTAATCAACCCTGCAGATGCAGCATCTTATCGTCGTTGGTACATGATCAACCGTCAGCATAACTCGAGAAGAGCCTTCATCGTGCGTAATCCAGTTAAACCGCAGTTTATCATCACCGGTCCAAATGACTCATATGCACACAGCAACGATGCACGCGTTTTGTATTACAAAACATTCGGTGGTGCTGGATACGCAATGCCGCAGCTTGCCATTCGGTGCACGTTCTAAGGAAAAGAGGAGAGAACCATGTTAGTTCAAAAAACTCTGAATATGGCCACTGCCACTGGGTACGTTGTACCGCTGAGCACAGGCGTTGCGTTTGGTAGCGTGCAGCTCCGTGCTGGGGTTGCGTGCTATGTCAAAACCGTATCATACAGCGCCATCGACCCTGCTCCTTCTGCTCCGGTTGCAACACCAGCCCCTGCCCTTGGCGCTACGGCCGACTACTACCACATGGCTGCCAGTGAGACCATCCGCATTGGATATGAGGCTCCCATGGGTGCTGTGAAGTTCCAGAACATCGTGGAAACCTCATATACCGACACCATTCAGTACCTCGTTGTTTGGTCTGAAGGCGCTGGCGACCTGGTCATTAACGCCCACTAACAGGAGTGCATCATGGCATCGTATCCTGCAGAACGTATCGCATTCACGCCTTACACATCGGTGCCTGCTACTCTGGACACCTCTACGGCTATTTCTCTGGCTCTTATGTCGGCGGTGGAGGTGTTTTTTTCTATCAGCGTCGGAACAGGTGACGTTTACCTGCTCAAATGGATCAAAGAAGCAAATGGTGGAAATGGCCGCTGGTATCGGTACCGAAATCCCGTAACTGTTGATTTTGCTTCTCATCCAGACTGGCATGGTACTTGGGTAACAGACTTGAATGCACCTGGTTATTACCAGTTGCTTCTTCCTGCTGGCGTTACCGCAACAGAAGCAGTTATGCAAGGAATTAGGCTAGGGTAATGGGTCCAGTCTATGCAACCCCTCTTGATATGTGGCAGATGGCGCTCCCACCTGACACGCTTTTCCAGGACCAGGGCATTGAGCCTGGCACTTGGACGAGTCCAGTTAAGTCTGGAACAGGTACGGGCAGCATGGCGGTCGCCTTGGAATCCAATCCAAGATCCGATTTTTCAGTTCTTGTGCGTTGTGTTTCTGGCGGTGAGCTTAATGTCTATGGCCTCATCAATTCTGGAGCTGTTCCAAGGTTTGTTATTTCGCTGGATGCTGGCGTTACTTTCTCGCCACAACTGACGCCCAAAGACGATGGGTGCCTTGCTTTCCAAAAAGGCGGGTTTACTGTCGAGTTTGAAAACGGGTTGGCCGCACCAAGCTTCAACGTAAATGATGAGTGGACTTTTTCCACTACGGCCTCACCCGATGTGTTGAGGTTTCTGTCTGCAGCGTCACGCTACGTCGATGGGAAGCTCAAAAACACGTATAGCACGCCCCTAACAGAGTGGGGCGATGATTTAAAGCTGGTTGTTTGCCAAATTGCGCGTTGGTTCCTAATTTTGAGACGTGGACTCGACAAAGGGCAGGATTTTGAGGTCTACAAGCCCGTCGATGCGTTTTTGTGGCTGGAGGAGACGGGCAAGGGATACAACCAGGCTGCCGTCAAAGAGAATGGAAGCGGCTTTGTTTTCGCGGATTGGATGGTAGCGAGAGCGCCATTTAGAACAGGATGGAGGTTCTAATGGCTGCCGTTACTATCAAAGGAGACACCAAACAGCTCAATAAGCTGATTGATTCTTTGAAATCGCTCGAGTCTGTGGCTGAAAAAGCTGCTTCTCGCACTGCGCCAGTGATTGAGAAGCTCATCGATAAAGAATTTATGGCCACCAAATCCCCCTACGGGGAGAGATGGGCAGCGCTCAAAAAGCCAACTGGCCTGCCACCCATTCGCGGACTGAAAGACTTTTTTATCGTCGAGCACAAAAAAAATGTGGTCTCTGTAGACCACGAGAAACCATATGCTAAATTCCACCAAACTGGCACGAAGTTTATGCCAGCCCGTAGCTTTTTGCCAAAAGACAAGCTTGGCGACACCTGGGAGAAAAAAATTGGCAGTGCTGTTTCAAAACTCGTCTCGGATGTTCTTAAGAGGGGGGTGGCCTAATGCTCTACGAGATCTTCAACCAGATGAAGAAACACACATCTCTGTACGGGCAGACCTCGTTCTCGTGCGTGCCTCAGTATTTTGGCAAAGACACCATGGATAGGCCCTCGTCCTACCCTCGCGTGATTTGGATGCCGAGCTCGGATGAGTACGTAAGTCCCAATTACGCTGCGCTCCCACAGATTATCGGTGGGAAGCACGTGCAGCAGGAATCTTTGTACAGCAGGAAATGCGGATGTGACTTGCATTTGTACCACAAAGACTATCCGGAGATGGAAAAGATGATCAACGACCTTCATATGGCGCTGGATGACGTCTGTGGAGCAATAGGAACTTCTGGAAACATTGGCAACATAGAGATTTCTTCTGGTCGCTGGATCAACAAGGAAGATGTGAGCTTGGACTCTGTTTCTTACGTGCAGTCGATCTACGTCTATGTACCAATTTACCGTCTGAAACCGGCAGCACTCTTAGGAAGTATAGATTTAACGTTAAGTTAGGGGAAAAAATATGGCACTTTTATTACCAGGAATTCAGGTCATCCTTCGCAGAAGCACAAGCGCACCAAATCCACAGGATTTGTCGGCCATCCCATGTGTAATCGGACCGTGTTCTGCGGGACCAATCAATGAAGTCACAACGCTCACCACGGTATCGGACCTGGCGCCCTTTGGGCATGGTCCTGGCGTGGAGCATGCAGCAGAGATTTTAAACGTTGCCGGGGGGCCGGTGTATTTTGTCCGGCCAAACACCACAACGCCAAGCACGCTGAGCTCGGTTACCAAGACGCTGGGAAACCCTGTTGGTACGCCAGTCACAGCCTTTGGCTCGGTGCTGGTGCCTGGTGGAACTGCAACAGGCGATGTGCTAGTAACTGCCAAACAAGCCGCTGTCACGCTTCAGGTGTTAAACCCTGGGGTGGTGACTGCATCAACCACGGTGAACGTGACTGGTACGGCGATTGTTGTGACGCTGAAACACGACGGCACAAACATCACCGAGACTGGCACCGGTCTGGCTGCGGCCATCAACGGCAGCGTGCCAGCCTTTGCATTGGTCGGAGCTGCTGCACAAGGTGGTGGTGCAGGTACCGCGGGCGCGCTGGCAACAGCTGCACTGGACGATGGCGCAATCAATTTCACCGCACTGCAAACAGGAGTCTCGTTTGAAATCCTGTGGTCTGGGGTAAACACGGTATTTGCTACCGCGTACAACGTGGGTCTCAAAAAAGTGACGGTCACGCTTGCAACCGATGCAAACGGTCGGCCCACAACCACGGCCACGCAGGCTTTGACGCTGGCTGCCGGTCTTAACAACCTGGCCTCTGCCAACCCAGGTGTGTTTGTCGCGACTGCGGTGGCTGCTGGTGGCAAATTACTGGCCGCAAAAGCACTCACCGCGCTGCCATTTGGTTCAAATGGTACCGCTTCGGTCGCTGGAACGCCTGCAGACCAGTATAACTTCATTGTCCAGGTAGTCCGCGCGGGTACCGTGGGAGGCTCTTCTCCGGTGGGAATCCAGTGGAGCTGTGATGGCTTGGTGTACACAAGCGAGGTACTTGTCCCAAACAGCGGTATCGTGCTGCTCAAAGACCAGTTTATCGACACAGGTGTGACCATCACGCTCACAGGCACGTTTGATGTGGGCGATAAATTCACGTTTACAAGCTCGCTCCCCACCACGGGAACGACAGATTATCTGACGGCCATTGATGCAGCGATTGCGGACACGAGCAAAAAATTTGGCTACATCACACTCTCTGGAAGTGTAAACCGCTCGTTTGCGACCAGCATCGACTCTCGTCTTCAGGCTGCACTGCAAGACCGCTTTTTATACTCTCTTTTAAATACGAGAGAACAGGGAGAAGGGGTTCCTGGAGAGACGGAAGACCAGTGGATGACGTCGATAAGTGTTGATTTTGCTGGATACCAGTCTCAAAAAGGCGTGCTACCTATTTGTGCAGGCCCTGTCTCGCATTTATCTACCTATACAGGCCGCACGTTTAAGCGTCCTGCGGTGTTTATCGCAAGCGCAAGAAACAGCAGCATCCCAGTGCACGAGGATCTTGGCAAAACTGCCTCGGGAACGCTCAGAAACGTCCTTGGAATCTACCACGACGAGAACAAAAAGTATGGTTTGGAGCCACAGCGCTTTATCACCACAAGAACGTTCTCGGACCGCCCTGGAGAGTTTTACTTCACGAGCTCTCCAACCATGTCGGATCCATCCGATACGGCGTACACGCTTCTGCAGTATACAAAGCTGGCACTGTCAGTAGGACGGATTGCAAAAGAGACGGCTTTCCCGCTGATCAACGACTCTTTGCAAGTCATTTCTTCTCCAGATAGCACAGGGGCTCCTGCTGGAGCTATGGCTTTGCCCGAAGCAAACGCGATTGAGAAAAATATCTCTTCGGCAATAGAGCGGTTTTTGTTTAAAATAAAAACAGACGGAAAGGTGTCCGCATCATTACAGGACAAATACGTCACTGTGCTTCGGAACTACAGCTATTTGGCAACGCGCGAGCTGCGGATGGAGATCACAGTCACTCCGCTTGGACTCACCCGAACCATCACCATTGGAATCAACCTCAACATCCCTGCGTAACGGAGAGAAAACATGCTTACAACAGTAACTATCAACGGACTTTCTAACGACCACTCGAGCGTGCGTGTCAGCTTCCTTGGCGGCAGGATGCTACTTACCCACGTCAAGTCTATCAACTACAGTGACTCTCTCACGCCATCTGAAAACTATGGCACGCATCCCATTGCCCTTCCGACGGGTCTTGGGTCGTACAAAGCGGAGGGAAGCATCACGGTGCTCAAAGACGCGTGGGACAACCTGAGGGCGCAGGTGCCGGATGGACTTGGGTCGCTTGTGTTTCCTATCACGGTGACATACACCCGTGGACTGACGCCTACGGTGCACACCCTTGTGGATTGCAGGATTGCATCTGAAAAAAACTCTTCGTCTCAAGGCCAAGGTGGTCTTGAAGTCGAGGTGACACTGTGGGTACGTTACATTTTGCGCGATGGGAAATGTTTGGCCCCTCTTGATGCAGATGTCACGCCAGTTGTGCTTACATTCTAAACGTTTTTACTGGAGGAAAAATGGAAAAGAAAACAATCGAGCTCTCGGAAAAAATAACCTTTGTCTCTCATAGCCAGCCAGGTGCTGGCCCTGTGAAAGTGGAGGTTTCAAAACTCGTCATCCGCGCTTTTGAGGAGGAGGAGTTTTTTAAACACTGGGACAAGCGTCTTAAATTCGAGATTGCATCAAACAGAGGGGATACATCCATCGATTTGTATGACTCTGGCGATGAGGAAATCGTGGGTGTTATTGAGTCTCCACCACCCGATATCACCCGGGAGCTGCTAGAGGAAAAACCCGCCATTTGCGAGGGCCTCACTGGGTGGCTGTACTCTGCCGCGGGCCTGCTCTGCAGCGTAAAAAAGCTAGAAGAGTACGCAATTGATCCAGCTGTGCTCGAGCAAAATGGAAACCGGGTTATTGCCATTGAGGTAGAGGGCAAGGTTTTTCTGATTCGCAAGCTGAGCAGAATGTCCTACAAACTGCTGCAAAAAGACATCGCAGCCCATGGGTTTGTCTCATCGAAAAACCTGGCATTGCAGGTTAAAAACAACGTTCTTGCAGACTGCAAAGATGAGCTTGAATCACTGTGCAAAGAGAAGCCCTTTGTCTATTTGGCTATCGGGAAGCTTCTGCTTGACGAGACGGGTATCAAGCTCAACGAGTTTGCGGGAAAAGCATAGGCCGCTTCCAGCAGGCTGCCGGAGGAAGTGGTAAGCAGGCAAACCTGTACGAAGCGGCTGAGATGCTGTGTGCTTTTTATCACGGAAAGAGCTGGAGGAGCAAACTCGACGAGGATGGTGTTGGGGGAGCGCTTCTGGTAGCACGTGGTCTGTTTGAGTTGAGTGCGTGGGTGGAGGCTCATAGGAAAAAATCATGAGTACAGAGCAGACATTAAAGTGGTCACTACAGTTTGATGTCGCTGGTGGAGCTGCGCTCAAACAGGCAACCAGCTTGCTCCAGGATTTATCCACCAAAATATCAGAGGCAAGCTCCAAAACAAATAAAGCCTCGGGAGTGATGAAAAATGCATTCTCGGGAGGTTCTTCCGGCGGTGGCGGCGGAATTCTTGGCGCGGTAGGAAACTTAAAAAATGCGCTCTCTGGGGTAGAGGCCGGCGGACTTTCTGCAGTGGGCTCGCTTGGTCGTATGGCGGGGATGGCGGGGCCAGTTGGTATCGTTGCGGCTGCTGTGGTGGGCCTTGGCATTGGGATCAAAAAGGCCTACGATGGAATTGATGAGATTACGGAACGGGCCATTGAAGGCTTCTCGATGCGTACGAGCATCATGCGGTCGTACGCGACCATTTTAGGGAGCACGCAGCAAGCCCAGGAGCGCTTTAACAAGGTTTCTGAGCTGGGTCTACGCACAGAATTTACAAGAGAGCAGCTACAAGGCGTCGATACGCGTCTGATGGTGTCAAAGTTTCGTGGAGAAGAAGCAGACAAGATGCTGCTTACGATTGCAGATCTTGCGTCCGTGGTCCCAGAAAATGAGCGAGCCAAGAAAATCAGTAACGCAGGGCTCGCGTTTGCTCAAATCAAGGGACTAGGGTATCTGCGAGGGGAAGAAATACGGCAGTTGATGGGTCTTTTGAACGTGAGCACGTTCAAAGAGGAGATTGGCAAGGCTGTCGGAAAAAAACCGGAAGATGTAGATAAACTGATAAGCAGCAGAAAGATCAGTGCTGATGTCGCGATTGCAGCTGCGCAGCGGGCAACACTCAGAGACCTTGGCACATCCAAACTGGGCGAGTTTTCTACTGGAGCAGCAGGATCCATCTCGACGATGCTCTCCAACCGGGAAGAAGCGCTACAAAATGCCTTCCTCAACATCGATCCGGAGTCACTACCAGGCTTCAAAAGGTACAAAGATGCCATTGAGGGTGTGACGCAAGCAATGAATGCGTCCACGGAGTCTGGAAAAAACGTCAAATTTGCACTGGAAGACCTCTCTAACATCGGAATGAGCTTCCGGGCTGCAGGAAACTCGTTTGTTTCGGGATTTATTGAGTCGTTTGTAGAAAGCTACAGAAAAGCGGTGACGGCTTTTGGAGGAGACTCGAAATCGGTAGCAAGCTCGTTTGACATGCTGACCGAGGCGATGAAAAAGGTGGGGACGATTGTTGGGTATGTCGGATATGCAGCAGGGTTTTTATCTCGGGTTTTTGAAAAAGCGGGAAACGTAGCTAATTTTGTCTCTGATGTGATGTCTGTTGCGTGGGGATTTGTGAAAGATTACGCAGCATACGCCGCGGGACCGCTGAAATTGATTGGGCGTCTATTTGGAGTGATTGGCACAGCAGGTGAAAAAGTGGGGTGGGTACTTGGGAAAGTAGGATCTTTATTTGTTACTATCTACGACGTAATAGCCTCGTTTTTAGCAAGGGTATTTCATGGTGTTGGTAGTATCCTGGAAGGTATTTTTAGCGGAAGTTGGTCGAAGATCAAAGAGGGCGCTTCGTTTCTGCGGAATGGAACAAATCTATCTGGAGAGAAAACCAATTTTCAGCAGGCACTCGATAACCTGAAAATAAACAGAGAAAACCGAGAGCAAAAGCTGGCAAACGAAGCTGCTGAAGCACAAAAACAGAAAGCTCTCCAAGACAATATTGAACAAAAGAAGCTGGAGGCAATGAAAAAAAGCGAAGCTTCCTCTTCTGGTGGCGGTGGGGGGGGTGGACGCGGATCGAGAGAAAAGGGGGGAATCCCCATCTCATTTGACTACGCTGGAAGCCTACCTGTGATAACCAGCGCACAAATTTCGCCTGCGGTGGGCAGTGTCCCTCCAGCCATCGCTTCACCGCAGGCACCTTCTCCTGTTAATGTAGGCACAATCATCATTAACGTCGATGGAAGCTCCTCATCTCCAATCGAGATTGCAGAGCAAATCTATACCAAAATCTCGCAGAAAGTGGCGCGCCTCTCTAATGCGCCAGCACTACAGGTGATCTGATGGCAGACTACGCAACGCTCTCACTTCCCTCCTGGATCACAGACCACAAGCGGTGGGAGAAGCCCGCGCTTGCAAACATTCAGCTGCCAGGGGTTGTGCATTTAAAGGGAATCAGTATCAAACTGCGCGTGGAGCACAATAAAGCGTCTGGAAGCGACGGTGGAGGCAGCCTGCTTCGCGGACTGGAGATGCCAAAGTTTACCTTTGAGATGACGCTCTCGAGCAAGGAGGATGAAGATGCCTGGAATAAAATCACGCCCATCCTTTTACCGAGAAAGGACCCCACGCAGCGGGGCACATTCTCGGTATACCACCCAAGCTTGGCGCGGCTTCAGATTGTAGCATGCATTGTGGAAGAGCTGGAGGAGGTTCCGCCGGTAGCTGGTGGGCCATTGATGGCCAAGATACACTGTATCGCGGTACTGCCAGTCAAAAAGAACGCGACGAAGAAAGTAAAAGCCAAAGTGCTGCCTACTCCATCTATCTCGATCGGAGGAACTGGGAATGCAGGGCCCCAGCGCTTTCCAGGTGTCACACCGCCCTCGCAGAATGCGCCGGTAAAATGAGTGACGTGTTTGTTGTAGACAGTGTTGGAAACGAGTTTCCCGTGATGGATGGGGATTTGCTGCTGCCGTATTATGGTAACTGGTCGGCCAGTGTGTCCTTTGCTAGTGCTGACTTACTCCCAAGCGGCAAAGTAACGCTCTCGTGGCTTGGAAAGACCTTCTTAGGTCACATCATCCGCGTTGGAGAAAACGAGGGGAGGGTGGCCTGCATGATTGCTGGTGGAGCTGGCGGACTTGCCAAGACTGTGCCTCCCAAAATGTACGACTTCAACGTGAAGTTGCAACTCCCGGTCACAGAGCTTTTATCTGCAGTGTCAGAGACGCTCTCCCCTAGCTCGACGCAGTCTGTGTTAAACAAGCAGCTGCAAAACTGGACGAGGATGGAAAAAGAAGCGGCCATGCTGCTCAGCGTGCTTACCGACCAGGTGAAAACAATATGGAGGGTGCTGCCAGACGGAAGCGTGTTTGTTGGAGATGATACATGGAGCGTGTCGGATAATTTCGACTACACACTGCTCTCGCAGCAGCAGATGTACCACACGGCGGAGCTGGCGGTCAACTCGGTCTCGCTCTTTCCGGGTATGCGCTTTCCAAGAGCGGATGAGTATGAAGCCCTCTCGCAGAAAAAGATGGCCTGCTTGCGCTATGCTATCTCGCCCTCTAGCAGCAGGCTCACGGTCTGGTTTACAGAGGAAGACGGCCTAGTCTATGGAGATCCACTGCACGCGGGCCTCTCTGTACTCATCCGGGAGACGATGCGCTTTGTCGACTTCCACGCGACGTACAGCGCCAAAGTGCTGCTGCAGCGCGTAAACGGCACGCTGGATATCGTGCCAGACGATGTGAGGCTACCCCCCATGACCAGCGTCCCTATCCGCGTGCCAGTCCCAGGCATGAAAGTCATCATTCCAGATGACGCTACAGACGTGCGCTGCAATATCGTCTTCGAAAACGGCGACCCCACCCGCTATGCCGCCCACCTCTTCGACGCAGGAGCGGGAGGCGCCAGAATCTCACGCGTTGGAGACCAAGTGGATTGTGGGACGTTAACTTTTACAGCAGTGGCCAATGGTGTGATTACTGGCACATATACTCCTCCAGGTGTTACTCCAGATCCAAAAATCTTTAACCTTGGCGATGTTATTAATCTCAAAGGTAAAATCACAACGGGCTGGAAGCGGCTTGAGGTGGGAGCACCTACATCAGGAGGCGAGTAGTCATGGCTTTTTACTACGGTGTAGATACCTCGGCGTTTTCTGGCAAGGACAAGAACCTACTCGATTGGACGTTCAACTTGCTCAAGGACCCCTATGACGTACTGGTAGAGAGCGCGGTCAAGCGCATCACCACACGGCAGGGGGTTGTGAGCCCGCCCACGGGCGTGTTTTGGGATACAAGCACGATGGACATCCGGGATTACCTGCTCTCGTCCATCAGCAACCAAGACGCGGCCATGCTCAAGACGAGGATGGAGTCACTTTTTGAGACAGAGCTGCGTTATGCAGTGGAGGTGGCGGTTACGTTTGCGCAAAGTACGCTCACCATCCAGCTGGATCTGTTTCCATCCACCAGCGAGGTGCCCATCCGGGTAATTTTGACAGCAGACAGCAACCAAGTGTCGTACGAGAGGGTATCATGAACAAGCGTGCTTTTAGAAAAATCGAAGAAGACGACTGCGAGGTGTGCTGCGAGAAGAAAAGCAGGCGCTATGGCGGTGCGTACAAGGTGTTTTCCATACTCTGCGATGCGTGCCTCGATTTGCTCAGACACCGGGCGCGGATTCGGTATGGGAATTATGCTGCAGAGGGGGAGTGGTTTGTCAGAACGGATAAAGTAGAGACGTATCTAAACGACTATCATTCTAACGGAGAGGAAGATTTTCATGAGTACGCTAACTGACCTGATCAAAACCATCACGCAAGGACAGTATTTCAGCGACATCATGGCCCGGCACAAGGCCAATGGCGTGCCTGTGGACGCGTGGCTAGACACGCTCAACACAGGGCTTTCCTTAAGCCAGATTGATGCGCAGCTTTTGGCGGATTTGCGCCAATCTGTCTCGAATATGGCTGCGGCGATGTTTTTGGACTACGCCTCGGGAGATGGGCTGACGCTCTTTGCAAAATCGCAGTATGGCATCGACCGTGCTGGGGCGCAGTACACGCAAGGGAAAGTGCGGCTTGTTAGCCAGGGTGGCTCTCCAGTCTACAACATCATCCCTGGGCAGATTACAATTGGTACACAAGGGGACACGGCCAAGCAGAAGCTCTATACCAACATTTCTGGGGGCATCTTAAATGCGAGTAGCTATGTGGACCTAGATTTTAGGGCGATGGAGCCGGGCTCTGCCTACAACATTTCCAATAACACGGCCATGGACATGAAAACGTCTCTGGCAGGTGTTACGGTGAGCAGTCCAGATATCTACCCGCTAGGATTGTGGAAAACGCAGATTGGGATTGATGCCGAGCCGGACGACAAGCTCAAAGAACGCTGCCGGGCACGGTGGGGGACGATTGGGGCAGAGTGCAACGAGGAGGCAATGATTTATTTCGCGCTGCTTCCGCCTGCTGGATACACGGCAAGCCCTGTTAAATACGTGCGGGTGATGTCAGACTGGCTGCAAATGCAGTACTGGCCAGGGGCAGTCACGGTGGTGGTAGGAAGCGATGCAGGAACGCTTCCAATCATCGATCTCAATGCGGTGCGAGCCAATTACGAGAATCCACAAAAATACGGGATTGGGCGGGTGCTGGACGTAGTCAACATGAATCTCAAGCTGGTGGGCATCACGGCCACGGTGAACGTGTTTTCTTCTTCTGGGGCTAGTTTGACGGACATTCAGGCCAAGGTAGAAGCAAGCCTTGCGGACTATGAGACGCTGCTTGGCATTGGGGAGGTTCTGGCTCCGCAAAAAATAGGGGCACGGATGGAGGATGCAGACAAGTCGGCCATTCGGGACGTGGTGCTGTCATCTCCAAACGTGATGGTGGAGCCACTATTTTACGAAAAAGTGAAGTTTGATCTTTCACCTATGATGAGCAATATCACATACACTTACGTAGCGGGGTAACCATGGCTGGCATCGATTACGTCTCGTACATAAACAGCATCCTTCCTTCGTACCTGCAAGACGACCACTCTAAGGCGTTTATGAAGGCGTTTTGTAATGAGGGAGAAGAGCTATTTTTAGAAGCGCAGTCTGCTCGGAGGGAGGGGATGATTTATGAGTGCGCAAATGACGATGTGGTGTATCACTTTGGAAACGCGTCGCTTCTGCAGTCTCCTTTTGAGAGCGTGGACCAGCAGAGAGCGTATCTAGGGAAGAAATTCGAGACGTGGAAAGCGGGAGGCTCGGTGAGTTTGATGAAGTCCGAGCTTGCGCGGTTTGGGTATAAAAACACCAAAGTAGTGACGTGGTCGGATTTGATCAAGATGGGGGTGAAGGATCCGTTTGGTGGTGGTTTTACCAAAATTGTGGGCCTCAACATCAACGGGGGGATGACGTATTTCCCAAAGCGGAAAGACGTGACGGTGGTGGTGGAGCACCGGATCCAGGGGCCTTCTCAGCCGCTTGTGATTGAGACAGATTTGAGCGGCAGGACGCTCACGGTTGTGATCAAGCTGGCAACAGACATCGGTGGTTTTCCTATCAGCACGCCGCTGCAAATCGAGAAGGCGCTGAATTTTAGGAAAATTGGAGCATTTTTCCCATCACCAACACTTCCAACTCCGCCGTCAGCCACAGACAACTTATCTGACTACCTGGGCTACGGGCACCTTGGGACGGGCAACGCCGCAGCGGTTTTGTCTGCGCCCATTACGCTGAAACATGGGTATCATAGTTTCTTTTTTATCGATATCGAGGAGCCAAATGGTTTTACGGGGCCGATTTTGTGGAATGACAACACGGTGACGTATACGACCTACACCTCTGGGATCACGGCAAAGAGATGGCGAGATTTCACTCTGCCTACGCTTGCAATGGGGGAAGAAGTCACTGCCATCTGGGGAAATTCCCTGGAAAACATCTGGATTGGAACAAACCAGGGGAAGGTATTTCGCTGGGATGGAAGCACGTGGAGCAGCATTGCAACGGGTGTGACGTATGCCATCCGGGACATCTGGGGCGCTTCATCTGTAGACATCTGGCTAGTGGGTGACAGCAACAACGCGCTGCACTGGAATGGGGCATCATTTGACGTCTTGGCAATGCCATCTGGAGCGGGTGGAGTGTATAACCGTGTGCATGGTGGATCTGGCCTTGTCTGGGCGGTTGGCAATAGCGGAACTATCGCATTTTGGAATGGGGTATCTTTTGTGTCGCAGGCTTCTGGAACTGCGCAGAACTTACTTGGGGTATATGCTTTCTCATCGAGCGATGTGTGGGCGGTAGGAGCAGGGGCGACAATTTTACACTTTGACGGAACGTCTTGGTCCGCCGTGACACATACGATCACGGGAGCAATTCAGTGCGTGTGGGGAGCAAACGCGAGTGAAGTGTGGTTTGGCCTGGACAACCAAAACTACATGGGGAAATGGGATGGCTCTGCTATCTCGCGTGTGGCCATCACGGATATGCAGGACTACATGGGCAGCAGCGTGGTGAGCGTGAAAAATATTGTGGGGCTGTCTTCTACGGAGGTGTTTGCGTTTAACGCGTACACGCAAACCTCGGTGCTGACGCTCGGGCTAGGTGCATTCTTCTACAATGGTACGGAATGGAGGACAACAACGACGTTTATCAACGCAAACCGCGCGGCTGCCATCACAACTCCGATGAGCGGCGGAACCATTGTCACAGTGGGGAAAGATTCGGTGACAGCGGGACATCCTGCCTCGATGTTAAAGTATGCAGACGAGGTTTTTGGAGACTGGTCTGATTTGCACAAGCTTCCGGCAGGGGAAGAAGCAGCGGATATTTTTGGAAGCTCCGACAGCAACATTCTGATACCGATATACGATCCGGCGACCTTTCTTTATTCAAAGGTATTGCATTTTGACGGGACAAATTGGACATACAAAAATTTACCTTATGATTTGGATGGTTATATCACTGGCATGGCTACCTCTGCAACAGATGCATGGATTTGTGGACGAAAAGCAGACGCACCATCCCCTTATGTAATTTTACACTGGGATGGGACTTCATGGACTGAATCGCTTTCTGGTTTTTTTACTTATTCTTTCTGGGCAAATGGACCAAATGATGCATGGGCAGGAGGGACTGCTCCAGATTGCTTAAAGCACTGGGATGGCGTTACTTGGACAAGCGTAGCTGTTCCAATGGGAACAACTACTTGCTTTGCCATATGGGGCGCTGGGGTAAATAAGATTTTGTTTTCATTTTGGAATAATCTTACCTACGAAACTAAAATTGGTCAATATCTAGGCGTAGCCATAAGCGTCATTGCAACTATCCCAGGATCCAAGGTTTATGGAATTAACGGATTTGATGAGAACAGATTTTTTCTCTCTTATATTCTAAGCCCTGTGAGTGATGGGAACACGTATTTCTCTTTTTTTGAGAGAGAATCAGTCACTCCTAGTAATTATGAGTATAAGCTAGCAAAAATTTCATTCTCAGGAGGCGGCACAAGAGTTCTATCTTCTATTTCAGACAAAACTTTATGGCTTTCTCGGATTCCCTTTGTCTCTCCAAATGGAGATGTTCTTTTTTGGAATGGATCGGCTTTGCGAGATTTCAAATATGGGACAGGCAAAACACGGGCTTTTTCCACGGGTGCAAACAAGCTGTATCAAGCAGACAACTTTGCTGCTGGAACAATTAGAAAGTTTGCACCCGTGGCCGTCACTCGTCCAAGCGGTGCCACGGGCAAACTCTGGAACAACGGCCACTACTGGGATGGCACGCCTCCTTACAAAGACGCGCTAAAAGACATCCGCAGGATTGTAAGAAAATTTAAGCCAGTTTCTACCTCTGGACGGTTTGCTCGCATCTTCTATGGCAAGAAGACGTTTGTGTACCCCATTGGTGAGAGCTACGAAGAAGACGCATCCGGGAACGTGCAGGGACCGTACCTGTCGTCCTACCTTGTTGAATAGGAGAATAATTTATGGGAACAAGATTAAACGAAAATGCCAGCTACGATTCCGTACTAAGCCCCAATCCGCTGGAGCCGGTACGAGCGGGTGCTGGTGAGACAATCGGGTCGGCTGCTTACACGATTCAAGGGATCAATGTAAATGGAGATTTAAACTACACACCTCAGATAATAGGTGTGAGAATCAAGCACCTAGGCAATTTCTCGATGGCGCTGAGCGTGACTGTAGCGGGCTCTGATATCACGGTGCAGCTTGCAACAGACGGGTCTGGCAACGTGACGTCTACGGCTACCGCGGTGAAAACAGCATACGATGCGGTGGCTGCAGCTGTGGCGCTGGCGGTGGTGCAGGTGGGTGGTACGGGGGCAGGGCTTGCGGGTGTGTTTTCCTCGTTTATGCCGCTTACAGATGATGCGTTTGGGTCTGTTCGTCCGGCTCTTCAGGCACTTACAAATAGAGATAAATACTTGCGCAGCGTTATTCTGGCCGGAACACCGCACTCGCGTTCATTTAAAAGTATTTACGTAGATGGGGTAGGAGACAACATCGTTACGCCGACGGCCGGAGAGGTTTTTGCAACGAGTGCAAACCAGGTGGGAATCAGTGGGTTGCTGAACTCAAGACAGGAACCTCAACGGTTTTGCTTTAAGGATGTTGGAGCAATAGGAACCACCGGGAATCCTACCAACACGGTTGCGTTAAAAAATGAGATTAGACCGAGCTTGACCTGTAAGGCTTGGGGAAGAGTCGTCACCGACAATGCTGGAAACTTTGTGAGTGTCAGCGGCAACAACTTTACTCCAAGCTTCTCAGGTGGGGACATCCAGATCACATTTGCATCACCGATGGACCATAACACCTACGCTCATCTAGCCAACTATGGTGCTTCCACAGCATTTGGTTTGCTGAGTCCCCATGCTTTTGCTCACAGTCCTTCCATCAACTCCTTCCTCATCACTGTACAAAATGCGGGTGTGACGGTGAACTGCTCGACTACGGCTGTAATCGTAGTTTTTCAGGTATTCGCCTACCAGGTTGGATGATAGATCAGTGCAAGTAGAAGCGGTAGAGAGCATTATCGGTTAGCGCGTAGATGTCGCTGGAGCTCCATGCGTGGACCGAGATGACCTTGTCTGTAACAGGAAGCCGATGGATGGTGAAGGCTCCACCTTTGTACACAAGCACAACACCGCCCTCTCCGCCAATCACATAATCCCCATCTGGCGTTGCGTACACTGTGGTCAGATCGATTGTGCCCAGCTCAGATGGGATGGCAATGTCGTTCCACTTGGTGCCATCGTACTGGATCACGGTAGAGTCATTGCCCACAACAATCACATTGGTGTCGCTTATGCCCCAGATTGCATTCAGGCCTGCACCGTTTTTATCATCCAGGGCGATAACTGAGCTATCCTTGATTGCTTCCGGTTGGAATGGGTACACTGTATTGAAGATGAAGTCTCCAGTCCCAGTCGATGTTTTTCCGATAAAAAACTGCTTGGTCTTCCCAACCCAGACGCCGGTAAGGTCGTTGTAGAGCCAAACAACATCGTATCTAGGTGTTCCTGGTTTTGTTATAAAAAGGTGACATACCTTCTTCGCGATGGGAAATCCGTCACCCGGAACAGAAAATACACCGCTTGGACCCACCGCAACGCCGTTGTGAATGGCAACGAGCTTGTTTGTGGTGGATGGGCTTGGGTCGGCGTAGGGATAATATCTTCCGGGCTTGCAGGAGGTTGAAAAAGTAAGGTTGGCATTCCCGCCAACTAAAGCTTTTCCTCCAGAGTCAGTTGTTGTACCAGAAGTTTGTGGACTAGCTATATTCTCCTTTGTATAGTTAATATCAAGTATTTCGTAATCTGAAAACTTTTTTGTGTAGTCAAAAGACATGTAAGGTTGAAAATCTGATAAGCCCTTGCCATATGGGTAAATGAAAAAATTGTTTCTGCCTTTTGATAACATCATAAAACTATAAGGCACATTCGGATAATCTGGATTCCTCGGCGTTCCCACAATCTTCCTAAACGTACCATCCGCATAGCCTGGCACGGAGATTTTCTGCCATGAGTAGGTAGGCTCTGGCGGCTTGGGCTCCGGTGGTTTGGGTGGAGTAGGGGCAGGCGGCTTCGTCGTGTCTGCAGGAGGGGCCTCCGGTGTTTTCTCGTCGACGAGTGGCGCACCGCATGTTCCAGTAGTAAGGTATCCCGCAACGAGCACTTTCCAAAGCCAGTCCATAAGTCCCTCCGAGACAAATCATAGCGCAGAACAGACCGAATGCAAGAAAATACGACCTGTGTGCAGGAATGTGACATGCGTATGGAGATACGACTTTATTTTATTTCGGGGCTCTTTTTTCTTCCTTTCCGGTATCCATTCGGGTCCTCTTGGCCATCCAATTCTCCAAGTCCGAAATTCGGTAGCGAATTTTTCGTCCGATTTTGATGTATGGCAACGCATAACGACCGGTTGATCTCCAAACAGCAAGGGTATGTTGACTGACCCATAATATTTCTGCCGCTTCTTCCGGAGTCACGGTAGACCTGGTTTCTTTTACTATTTCGTTGCGGAGCTCTTGGGTATTTGGATAGATCGTTGAGTTTTTTGATGTCATGTGATCCAGTAAAACACATTTACCAAAAAATCATCGCAAATTGGAGATTTTTTTGATTTTGCGAGAAGAGAAAAATTAACCGCTTAAAATTAAATAACAAATACCATAGAGGGCAGCTAGAAAAAATTACCGCAAATTCAAAAATACGACCTGGTAAAAGATGCGGCTTTGGGTACTGCCAAAACTGCCAAAAGGTGGCTTTCGTTAGTTTTGGCAGTACCTCAACTAGGGATTCCCACAATTTTTAGTGGGCGTGTACCTTTTACAGCTTGCATGACAATGGGCTGTTCCTGCGTTGTCTGTTTTTTTTGATCCTGATTGGCTTGCTCTGCTGGTTTCGTTGGTTCTGGTTCTTTTTTCTGCGTCATATGGTCTCTTTCTCACAGGAGACGCTTGACACAGTGGATACCTTATTGTATCTTTTCTGTGCACAGCATCTCCTGTGCGTTTCTTCAAATAGGCCGCTTTTCCGAGCGGCCTATTTTTTTACTTATAGATCAGATCACTTACGCGTGTCTCGGAAGGGGTTCTTCTTGAAAATATCTATTTTCTGCTTTGGTGCTGCCCTGCTAATTCTTATGGGTTGTGTTTTTTTGTTTCATCCCGATCTTGCGAAATATCTCTCATAGGTTGGAGGACGTTCTATGCGTTTCTTGTTTGACGAGCTCAAGACCACACAAGCGGCCGCTTACCTGATAGGACGCGCCGGCGGTAGTATGAATTACATGAAGCTAATCAAGCTGCTGTACCTAGCAGACCGGGCTTCTCTTTTGCTATCGGGTGAGCCTATCACTGGCGCAAAATACGTCTCTATGGAGCGCGGTCCTGTATTGAGCGAGGTGCTTGATTTGATCAAGCGCCCACAACAAGACCGAGACCAGTGGTGCCGCTTCATCGAGAAAGAGGGCTACGACGTGTGTTTGGTTAACCCAGCTGGAGATAGCGAGCTGTCGGATTTTGAGGTGCGCATGCTGGAAAACACATTTGAGAAATACGGATCTTATGGATCGTTTCGGCTGGTCGATATCAGCCACCATCTTCCAGAGTGGAGGCAGCCCACCATTGCAAGAAGGAGCATCCCACTCTCTCCTGAGGAGATTTTGGAAGCTGGAGGAAAAGATAGCTCAGAAATTGCAAGAATAGCTGAGCAGGCAGAATACCATTACCATGTAAAAATCAAGCTTGGAATGGGCGCATGACGCTAGATCAATTT